ATATAATTTTAATGACTGATTTAATGTAATAGTTATATTTTTGAAATTACTTGTAAAGTGTGTGGGCAAGTGGGTTATCGGCCAATTGTCTTTGAGCAATTCCAAGGTCAAGGCGATGATTCTTGTTACCCTTGTATGGGTTGAGTTCTTGGTATCTTGGTTTGACATAGTTTTGTGTCCAACCACCACTGACACCCCCAGTTCTACCATCCATGCGAGTATTATCAGCACGCACAGCTGTAACCATACCATATGCTTGGAGTGGATTGCCACGGACATTCATACGACCAGAGTTGGGTTTACGGTATTCAGAATTGGCACGGCGCTCACTGAGGCGTAGGCCGTATTGAGCAAGCTCTGCTGGTGTTCTGACTTTGTTACCCGCGGCTTCAACAAGTGTGGAGTTTTCATAAGCACCGTAGAAGCTTGCGATGCCTGGTTGAATATTATCCATGTATTTGTATTGACCATCGGCAACATCTGATTTGTTACGGGTTGGACCTTGGGCAACTGTACCGTGGGGAACAAGTCTTTTGGCTGAAGCAAACTCCAAACCATCTGTTCTTGTCCCTGTTTGAGAACGATTTGTTGTTCTTTTTGTTTTTTCGTGTTCTTGTCTGACGGCAACACCATTGAGAGAGCCACCTTGTCCCTGACCACGACCAAACACAGGTGGACGTCTTTCTGGAAGGAAGGAGGTTTTCTCTGGTTTGTTGTGACCAAGTTCTGGTGTAAGCTGACCTCTCCCGCCTGAGACATCTCTGGCTGGACCAGAGCGACCTGGAAGGGTTGTGAGACGGTAGGCACCAACATTTTCTGGCATAGCACGAAACATTTGTTGGAAACCACCGACAGCTGGAACTGAAGAATCGACACCTAAACCTGGACCAACTTTTTGTTGTGGGACAGGGGAAAGGTTATTGTGAACCTGTAAATCAGATACAAAACGGTCTTTCATATCCATAACTTCACTACCGCTACTTCTTTCTTGTTTAGCAACGTCGGCGAAAACTGGCATTTCTTCGCCACTTACGAGGGCTCTTTCTTCACTGTTTATTGTAAAATCAGTGTTGAGATTAGCTTCAGTTTCAGGTTGTGAATATTGAACGGTTTCAACAGGGGCAGTAGAAACTGGTGTTCCTGTAACTACTGGTCGTCTATTGTTGACGGGTTGTTCAGACAATTTTTTACCTGTATAAACTAATCCCAATAACGCCAAAACGGAGACTGGATCTGCCATTTATTAGTTGTTGATATTTTTATTATATCGCATATCAAACAAGTCATTCTGGAGTTCCGCTCGGGAGCTTCGGGGTTCATATAAACTGGGAAGAGGAGGAGTTGGCATTGAGTTGTCAATTGGGAAAATTTGTTTTTCATAATTGTTTGTGACAATTTTACCAAAACGAGTGGTAGATTGTGGACGAAGTTCATCGCTCACATCAATGTAGGCGGCTGGGGAACCCTTACCAGCCATAAAAGGGGCTGTGCCATACAACATTGTGTTTGGACGGGAGCTGTAATCACCATAGTTCTTGCTAGTTGATTCTGGGTAAGTGAAAACAGTTTCTGTAGCTCCCCTGGTTGGGACGGCATTGTCTTCAAGACGTTGCATGTCAGGTTGCAACTGAAATGACATTATTACTATTTACTAAGATTTAATTACGCTTATTACCAGCCCAATCCAAACCTCGGAATTGTTCAAGTTGAGCACCCCGAGCATCTGGGCTACACACGGTACCATCACTCTTACACATGGGTCTAAATTTTGGTCCATACAACCATTCGGCGAAACCTGTTTGGTCACCTGGGATTGTTGTCACGGGGGAGGGAACAAATTGTCTTGCCGCGGCAGCTCTCTGCTGAGATGGAAGTGGGGATCTTGAACGACCAGCGTCAAAGGGCAAAGTGTCATCCAAAGCCTGCTTTATCATGGGGGCGACAGTTTCCGCGTAACACGCTGGGGGGCGGTTAGGGTTAGCGTAGTCAGACAACAACACATTACCCATGGGATTGTCATATGTGGGAGATTGACAATTACCACGGGCTTGGTCATCTGAACTCGCTGGTCTATACATGTTTTCTTTTATCATTTTGGATTTGTACATTATATAGAGGATTGAAAGCATCATAATTCCCAATACAAAAATTCTAATGTCTCGTCTAAGTAAATAAATGAGGCATACCGCATACACAATAAAACGGGAAGTGGCATTCACTCGTTGTTCTGATGTCTGAGAGGCGGTAGGCCAAAAACTGAGAACTCTATTAACATCAAAAAATATAGCTGGATTATCAAACCAAGTTTGTTCTTGGGGTGGAACCTCCATTTATTATATTATAGTTATTTATTTTTTCATCATTCCACCAAACAAACTCCCCATACTTTTTACCATTTGTTCCAAGGTTTCTGGGTCAATGTCATTCATCATCTTCTTGATGTCATCTCCATTGACTTGGTTCATCATTTGTGAAATATCACCAGTGTCTAGACCACCCAACATATTGGTTACATCTGGGCTAGACATCATTTTAGACACATCGCCAGCCTGTAAATTCTTGACAGCATTCATCATATCACCAGCTTGGTTTCCAACCTCGGTGCAAATTTTAAATGCCATTTCATGAAGACACAAAAGGTATTCCCAAACAGCCTTTTGGGTTCCTGACTTCGCACTACCCCAAAGGGAATCAATTTTAATATGTTTCAACACCTCGATCTTTGAGATGTCCTCAAGAATAAAGCTTTTGTCTTGGTTTTTAATCTTATCGATATAAGGCGAAAGTCCTGCAAAATACAACTCCACGAGCTTGCGGGGGTTTGTATCACGGAGAAGTTCAAAACTGGTTTCGAATTGCTTAAGACCTGCAACCTTTTCTGGGAATGCAAGTTTAAGCTTTCCGATGAACTCTTCCATCACAAGAATAAAACCATTAACAGAGACGGAAGCCATTTTTTATACATATATATTACTCAAAATCTTTAAGTCTAGAATGGCTCTGTAGAAATCATTTCACGCTGAGATATACCTTGATCTATAATAAAGTATACCATAGCAGCATTAAGAGCAGCTGGCTTGAGGTAAGCATTTAGCTCTTTTTTGGGTTCATTATTAAGTTGTTCCTTGATGTAGAGGTAGGCAACTGTCATACCCGCGGCAACCATGGCGGCGCCCATTGGGTCTCGGAGTGTCTCACTCAATT